AGAAAGAAAAGGCGCCCAGGGGTTCGTCCCCTGGGCGTCTTTCTATTTGAAATACTTCATGTAGCCGCGCTTCTTCAGTTCCTGTTCGAAGCGGCGCTGAAGGCGCGCGTCCTGGGTGCGCTTCGTGGCGTTGACGGCCCGTTCCAGCGTGTAGTGACCAGGGATCAGGGAATGGACGAACATTCCCCCTTGCGGGTCCTTCGGCTGGTAGACGAACGACCTTCCGTCCCAGTGACCAGGGACGAAGTGGCCGCGGAAGCCGTATTCCAGGGGCTTCGCATAGTCCAGGTTGTTGAAGACGTCGATCTTGTAGGCTGTTCCGGTCCGGATCGCCTTCGAACTGCTCTTGAAGTTCCGGCGATAGTCGCCGGTATTGATGATGTTTTCTTCTGTGCAAATCTTCCTTGCCTGGTCACGGGCGAAGCGGCCTTCGCCGACCGCCAGGTGGTCCATGATCTCCGGAAGGTCGGCCTGAAGGGCGACCAGGGCCTTTCCGAAGTTCGCCAGACCGTCCAGCTTCATTCCCATCGTTAGACCTTCTTCGTGTAGGACAGACTGATCCAGCCGGCGCCGGACTTCAGGCGGCCCCAGTTCCCCTTCTGCTCGACGATGGTATAGACGCCGCGGTCCTTGATCTGGCCGGTGACAGCGTAGGACGTGCCAGGGCCTTTTCGGATATTCAAGACGGACGCCGTGATCCGGACCAGGTAGGGGGCGAAGGTGGAACCGCTGGGCTTCGGGTCCGGCTTCTTCTCCGGCTCCGCCGGCGCGGCGCCCAGGCGTTCGTTCACCTGTTTCGCGATCTGGCCGTGGAGATTATAGAGATAGTCGCCAGGACAGGCCTTGTTCGCGAACCAACGGTGGACGGTCATGTTCTGCTTGTTCACCTGGCCGATCAGGGACTTGTCGCCCTTCCACAGAAGGGCCTTGATCCCGTTCCGGCGGCAAATATCCGCCAGAAGGTCGACCAGGGCCGCCAGGGCCTGATCCGTCACCTTGTAGGGGTGGGTCGTGTCGGACGCGACTTCGATCGTCACGGCGCGGTTGTCGTTGGCGCGGGAAGAACTGCACCAGGAACTGTCCTTTTCCTCCACGGAAAGGCCGATCGAACCGTCCTTTCCGACGACGTAGTTCGCGGAACATTCGCGATTCGTGGTGGCGAAGAAGTCACAGCCTTGCTTCGCCGTCCACTGGCCGACGATACAATGGATCGTGACCGTGTCGATCTTATGATTCCTGGGGCTGGTCCGGTGCGGACTGATCCTGGAATACGTTACTAACGGGCTGTTGCTCATGGTCGATTCCCTCCTTTTCGGGTGCGATGTCCGCCGGCGTGTTTAGGATCGCGACGAACTTTGTAAAGGCTTCCTTGATGTACTTACAGGCGACCAGAAGGACCGCGCCGACGATGATCAAATCAGCGAATAATTCCGCGTACTCTTCAGGGATCGTCCAGCCGACTTCCGTCGCGAAGATCGGAAGGGTTGTGATCGCGATACACAGAAGGGTCAGTCCGGCAATGAACGTCAGCGCCTTCAGGCCGCCGGTCGCCAGCTTCTCGCGGCTGAAGGGTTCACGGTTGATCTTGATGTTATACCACAGGGAGAACACGACGTTCGCCAGGAAGGCACACAGGAAGATCGCCATAGCATAGCCGATCTTGACCAGGTTCCCGATGATGATTTCAAACATAGGTTCATTCCTCCTTGTCGACCAAGTCGCCATACTGCCGACGAAGCTTGATCCTGTTTTCAGTTTTTGCCTTGCTGTAATAGTATCCGGTCGCCGTGGCGGCTTCCCCGAAGATGACCGGTATCAGGTACGCCAGGGCTTCCGTGTTGCTGGTTCTCCACACCATGACACAGGTGAAGACCGTCACGGCGATCGTGACGGCCCCAACTGTGCAAACGATGATTTTGGAGAACTCGCGGCGGGGTTTACTGTGCCTTTTCAAGGTCTTCGATCCGGTGGTTCGCGACCTTGATTCGCTCTTCGATAAGGGCGGCCTGTTCTTCCAGCTTGAAGGTCCGTTCGATCACGGAATTATGTTTGTCGACCTTCTCTTCCAGCTTATCCAGGCGATAGGCAATCAGGGCGGAACTTTTCCGGTTTGCCAGGTAGGCACCGGCCAACGTGCCGACCATAGAAAGAACGGCGATGATGATCCCTTCGGTCATGCCGTCACCTCCGTCCAACCGTAGACGCCAGGTTCCCAGACGTTCGACGCGACGTCGGACGTCCAGTGCTTCCCGTTATGGGACACCTTCGCGCCGGCGTTATAGGCGTCATGGGCGCCGACCGGCTGGGACCATTCCGGCCATTCCTCCGTCGGGTCGCCGATCTTCGACCACAGGGACGCGGCGGCCGCGGGGGTCCAGTCGGCTTGCGAAGTGTGGTCCTGGTTGCACCGGTACAGGTTGGAACCGTAGCGGCGGATATTGCCCTTTTTGTAGGCGATCGGGTAGGCCCAGGGGGCGAACTGCTCGACGTTCTCCGTGGCGGTGACGTCGTCGATCTGGCCGCCCTCCGCCAGGACCACGAAGGCGATGGACGTCGCCGCCGCGATCTGGGTGACGGGGTTGTTCTTTTCCTGTTCCTGGGCTTCCTTCATGCTGACGGTTTCGCAGTCGTGCGAGTTGAAAGACATTTTGCTTCCCTCCTTTCATCAGGCGAAACGGATCGTCGCCTGGGTGATCTCGATTTCCTCCGTTCCCTTCAGCAGATAGAACCGATAGCCCAGGCCGTAGCCATTTGCGACGGTGCTGTTCGCGAAGGTGTGGACCAGGCGGTTCGCCTTCTCCGTGATGTCCTCCCAGACGGGGTTCGTGTCGAACGGGTTGTTCGTCACTTCCAGGTGGAGCGTGGAACCGGCCGGACGGTCGGACGGGTACAGGGAAACGAAGACCTTCGTGACCTTCGCGTCGGTGTTGAAGGCGCGGGCCGCGGCGATCCTGGTGACGGTGCGGCTGAAGGTGATGTTGCGGACAGCCGTCCCGCCGGCGCCGTCGGACGCGGTGATCTTCAGGACGTGGGTCCCCGCGATCAGCCTGATCCAGACGGACGACAGGTCGGCGGTGTTCTGGGCGCCGGCCGTGGCCGTGTAGGTGCGAAGGGTGATCGTTTCGGCGCCGTTGGTCAGGGTTTCCGTCACGGTCAGGGCCTGGGTGGCGGACTGGGCGTCGGTGACGGTGTATTTGTAGGTGAAGGGGTCTGTCTTCGCGCCCATGTTCTGGTCGGAACCGCTGATCACGGGCGGGGTGTTGTAGGAAATGGCCTTTCCGGAACCGGTGCAATACGCCGATTCATTCCCGACCGCGTCCACGGCCTTCACGCGCGCGTAGTAGGTTGTTCCGCTGGACGGGACCGTGTCCTGGATCGTCTTCGCGGTGGTGATCCCGATCTGGGTCCAGACGCCGGAATCCACCTTCCGTTCCCAGACGTAGGAAATGGCGTCGCCCTCCGGATCGGTAGAACCGCCCGTCGAAAGAACCAGGCTGTTTCCGGCTTGCGGTGTGCCGTAGGTAATGGAAGACGGGGCTGTGGGCGGCTGGTTCCACAGAAGGATATAAGCGCCGTCTGTGTCGGTTGTATCGGATACCAGATTCGAAGATGCCAAATACAAAGCCGGCCGGACGCCGTAGTCGCCGTCGTACGCGCTGCGGTTGACCAGACTGCCGTCCGAGTAGACATAGCGCGCGCTGTTCGCGTAGCCGGCGTACGGGGTTCTTAACCACCACCACCAATATTGAGAAGCGGACAGGCTGGAACTGGTGTAGGTGGACTTGCTGACGGCTTCCGCCGTGGGGTAGCACTGGCGGCGCGACGCGGAATTGAAGTAGGACCACAAGGAACCTTCGGCCACGCCGTTTTCGTTGGAAAGGCCGACGTTCGTGTTCGAGAGCAAAAAGACCTGTCGAACGATGTCTTCATAACCGCCGCCGTCGGTGACGGTGTTCTTCGCGACGCGGATCGTGGAATTAAGGATTGCGTTTCGGAAGTCAGCTTCGAAGTTCGCCAGGAAGCCGGCTTCGGTGTCGTAGGGGTTATAGCCGTTCCAACAGTTCGCGGACGTGGGTGGGGCGTCGGCTCCGTGCTGTGCGGCATACCAGGACGCGGACGCGCTATTCAGCCACTTGTCGATGTTGGAAACGGAATAGCGGTTGTTTCCGTAGATTCGGCGGTCACTGTTGCCGTTGCTCGGCTCCTTCGCGTCGAAGCATTTCAGGGTGATCATGCGTTCCGTCACCAGGCCCGTTCGGCCCTGGGACGTGTCCTGTGTGCCGACGATCCACCGGATCGCCTGTCCGTTGTACTTTGTGTTCGCCGACTTGACGACGCTTCCAACGGGCAAAGCGGATAGAGATTTCGCCATAGGGTTTTCCCTCCATTTCTTCCCTGAACAGGTTGAAGAACAGGTCGTCGATCTCGCTGATCAGGTGATAACTGTTTCCGTGGTCTGCGTGACCGGTCCAGGAATTATAAGACTGAAGGACCGTGTCGAAGTCGACACGGCCTTCGTCTACCAGGTGGCGGAACTTCTTGATCTTCCGCCTGATCCGGTTCTTGCTCTCACGGCGTACCTTCCGGACGACCTTTCCGCTGTCCGTCAGGTAGGTCCGAAAGCCCAGGAAGTCGATTCCCTGGGATAACGGGAATATGGCCGTCTTCTGGTTCAGTTCCAGGCCCATCGGGACCAGGAACCGGCGGATTTCTTCAAGGCAGAACTGCAAATAGGCCCTGTCTTCGTGTATCAAATAGAAGTCGTCCATGTAACGGCCGTAATACTTGATTCCCAGACGTTCCTTGATCATGTGGTCCATGTCGGACAGGTACAGGATCGCGAACCATTGTGAAGTGTGGTTCCCGATCGGAATACCTGGCCCTTCCGTGGAATCGACGATCATATCCAAAAGCCACAGGACGTCGCGGTCCTTGATCAGCCGGCGAAGCTGGCTTTTCAGAACGTCGTGATTGATACGATAGAAATACTTTCGGACGTCGCACTTCAATACCCAACCTTCGACGCCGTTCTTCCGGTAGTAGGCCGACATGAACGACTTCAGGCGGTCAAGGCCGAAGTGGGTCCCTTTGCCCTTCTGACTTGCGTAATTGTCATAGATGAACGTCTTCGAAAGGACCGGTTCAAGGACCTGTTCACATAAACAGTGCTGAACGATCTTGTCGCGGAAGCTGTTATACATGATCAGCCGTTCCTTCGGTTCATGCACATAGAAGCAGTTATACGGGGAAAGGCGGTATTTGTGGCGCTGAAGCATGACCTGAATGAACAGAAGGTTTTCCAGGACGTTCGCTTCGTACTTGCACACGGAATACTTCCACCGTTTCCCTTTGCGCGCTTCTGTAAACGATTGATATAGATTGTTGAAGTCTGTTACAGACGCGAAGTCATGGGTGGGCGTTCCATGATCTTTCATAATAGAAAAATCCTCCTTGACGCTGATAGTCCGGCCGTCGCTGTTGAAGGCCTTTCGTCGTCAATCATGTATTTACCGAAGGGACTGTCGCGGCCCTTCGGAAGGAAACGATCTCCTTTGTTGGTGATACTCTGTTTTCAGGCTTTCCGCCCTAATCAGTCCCGTTTTCCACCAAATCCGGCCGGACGCCGTTGTTGCCGTTGTACGCGTTGTTGTTGTTCAGACTGCCGTCCGTGTTGACATTGCGCGCGTTGTTCGCGTTGCCGGCGTTCGGGGTGACAGATCGTTCCCTAATGAATTATGATCAGCCTTCAGGGATCGGGCCGGCCGGCTCCACGGGGATTCCCGTCTTCCGTTCGGCGTCGTACCATCGGGCGGTCATACATTTCACGTCGACCGTCAGCTTCGTCCAGTAGTCGAAGGTCCCGCTGTCGATATAGCCGCGGTCCTTCGATAGCTGGATCATGTGGAGAAGTTTCTTGCACTCCGTCAGCGCGGCGCGCTGAAGCTTCAGGCGGTCGGCCTTGTCCTGGTCGTCCATAATGGGAAAGATTTCATTCGCTTCGACCAGGTTGTCATAGATTGCCAGGGCGTGTCCCTGGATTTTGTTCGTCACGGAAAATCTGATCTTCTTCGGAAAACGCGTCGCGTTATCCGTGATCGTCAGGGTGAAGTGGATCATCTTGTCCGCAACGGGCAGAATGTGAAGCGGGCTTTCGCCCTTGCTCGGTTGGCTTCGCTGATAATTCTTTCGCGATCCCATTGATACACCTTCGATTCCGGATATTCTCGATCACGGCGCCGTCGCCGGTAAAGTCGAAGCCGTAGTCCCGAAGGACCACGGCTTCTTCCGTCCCGTCATAGGTAACGCCGCAAAGAACCACGCTGTCGCCCTCACAGAAGCCGCACACGGGACGAAGTTCCGTGAATAGGTTCGATATAAGGCATGACGTTTCTGACGGCGTGGCGGCGATCCTGGTCATAAATACAGACGGTTCCGTGTCTGATCCAGAATCCCTTCGGGAACTCCGGTCCCGTCATAGCCCTTCCAGTAGGTAAGCTGTGCGGGGGCGAAGGTGTGGGTCACGGTGGTTCCGGTGAAGCCGGTGTTTAACTGCTCCTTGATCGCTTCAATGTCGCTGTCCTGGCGGCGCTGAACCTGTTCCGTGTTCTCTCCGGTGGTTTCGTTGACAGTGTTCGCGGCCTGGGTGTGGAACAGGGGCGCCGCGTAGGCGGTCATTTGCGCGCGGGTGACGTAGGAACCAGGGGCGACCTGAACGGACACGGACGCGGCTTCCTGGTTCGTCACGAAGACGGCCAGGTCGTGGACGTGGACGGTGTCCGCGTCCTCCGCGAAGGACGTCGCCGGAAGGACGTTGTCGGTGTCGCCGCCGTCCAGCCAGCCATAGCAGAACATGATTTCCGCGCCGTCGATGTTCTTCCCGTAGACGGCGACTTCTCTGATCCAGGCGGGGGTGTCCAGGCCTTCGTTCGTCACCTGGACGGGGATTCGCATGATCGCGGGGTCGCCTTCGATCAAATCCTTTTCGCCCAGGCTCACGGCGACGTTCTCCGGTGTCACGATCCCCGTCAGGGTGTTCGGGCTGACGGTGGCGACGCCGCTTCCGGCCGCCGCGTGTGTCAGGATCAGCGGCTTTCCGGCCGCGATCAGGGCTGTCAGGGCCGCCGCGCCGGCGTCCGTGACGATAGACTTGAATCTTGCCATGTGGTTTTCCTCCTTATGTGGCCGGCGTGTAGACGTGCCGGTTCATAGTGACCATGACGGAACAGGCCGCCGCCTGGGCCGGTTCGTCCTTCTGTGGAATGTCCGCCGTCAGTCGAAGGACCAGGTTCGCGGGGATCATCTGGCCCAGGGTGGCGATCAGCGCGTCGCGCTGTGAATAGCCTTCCAGACGGATTCGAATGAACAGATCATAGGCGTGTTCGTCCAGGGTGACGGTGAAGTCGTCCGTGATGGTCTTCAGGTACTTCAGAAGGGTCCTGTAAGTGTAGGGAAGCTGGTCAAGGTACTTGATCAGGATTCGTTCGCGGCGCGCTTCAAGGGTGTCCCCGTCGGCCGCGTGAAGGCCCATGATCGCTTCCCATCGCTGACAGCCATATTCGGACAGGGTCGACAGGAAAAAGTCGTCAGCGGCCGTCCTGACGTCGCCCAGGGCCTTTTCGAACTCCGGCTGTTCTGCGTTCGCGATCTGCTGGAACTCGACCAGGTCCTGAAGGCACCGCGGCCAGTAGTCTTTAAGCTTCATTCGTGATCCCTCCCATGACGGGGATCGCGTCGGACGCCAGGGCGATATTCTGGGTTCCGCCGTTGATCTTCGTTCCAGTAATGTCGATCACACCGTCCACGGACAGGACCTTCGTTTCCACCTGGGACACGCGGACGGTGATTCCGGACTGGTTCGCCCAGTCCTTCGCCAGGGCCGCGAAGTAGTCGTTGACCGCCTTTGTGACGCCGGTCTTCACGGTGTCCCATGTGTAGCCGGCGGCGAAGGTCAACTTGAAGGACACGTTGATCTTCGTTCCGGTGACACCGGTGACGGTGACGATGTGGCCGATCGGCGCGATCCCGACGCCTTCGCCCTGGTTCTGGGTGGGGTCGACGGCGGTCTGGACGGTGTCAACCAGGGTCGAAGACGGAACGCTCCAATCGCTGTCAACGAAGACGATCTTCACGGTCCCGCCGCCGTTCCAGACGGGGATCACCTTCACAGCGCCCACGCCCTGAAGAAGTTCGACCTTCGCCCGGTAGTCGGCGATATTGCCGCCGTATGCCTGGGCTTCCAGGCTTGCCTTGTATCGGGCCAGAAGGTCGGCGTCGCTCTCTTCGTCTTCGCCGTTGATCAGAATGTCGGCCAGACGCGCCGCGCCCAGGCCTTCGACATAGTCGATCGGGAAAAGGATTCCCTGGTACTGGTTGCCGGCGGCTCCGGCCGTTTCACACAGAAGTTTGAACTGGCCGGTGGCGATCTTCTCCGTCACGACGTAGTTCAGGGCGTCGCCGGAATAGCGGGAACCGATCGGGACGTCCATCGCTCCGCCGTCCCCGTCCTCAAAGTAGCCCTTGCGGATCGCGGCTGTGGCCGGCGTCCGAAAGACGCTTCGTTCCTGACACTTCCTGGTCAGGTCGTCGCCTTCCTCTGTATCAGGAAAGGCGCGGTCCATCAGATACGCAAGTTCAATATACATGATCGCCAGTTCGGCGGCGGCCGGTGCGATCGCGTCATAGACGACCGAACCTTCCCGCTTGTCGATGGAAGCGGCCACGCGGGAAAGGCACCGGTCCATGATGTTTTCGAAGGTCATGTTTTCATACAGCATTGTCGCCGACCTCTCTTTCGATAGGGATTTCGCCGAAGATGGTTTCGGCGGTGAACTTTACGGTCGCCGTCCGCTTGTCGACCTGGGACACTTCAAAGTCGGTGACGTCAGTGATCCGGCTGTCCGCCAGAAGGGCTTCCGTGATAACGCGCTTGATTTCGCTTGCAAACACCTGATAGCTTTTCCCGACGACTGCGTCCAGTTCGATTCCGTAGTTCCAGGAATAAATCAGGTAGGCGAACCGTTCCGTCTGAAGGATTTTATAGATCGCTTGCTTCATGGCTTCCGTTTCGTCACAGAAGCCGCCGACACGGCCGGCGTCGAAGTCGATCTTGTAGGTCCGCGAAGGGGCTTCGGCGGCGGTCTGGACTTCCAGGTCTTCGCCGATCTTCACTGTGGTCGCGTTTGGAATCATAGGCTATACCCTCCCCAGGACAAGAAAGGCCTGTCCGCCCTGGTTACGAAGTAGGATCACCTTGTCGCCGACGGCCAGTCCGTAATAGTATTCCGACGTTTTGTCGGTGTTGGTTTGGTAGTTGTTCTTCAGGGTGTGGGAATGGGAAGCGAAGGCCGCTTCGCCGCTTCCACCGCCCTTTTCCATCGTGGAAGGGGCGTCCTTCATGCCGGTGTGGTAATGCGTAGGATAGAAGCCGGCCCGAAGTTCCTTCGGAACGACGATCGCTTCGCCGGATATGTCGAAGCGGTTGTCGACGCGGATCGTTAGGGGCGACGTCTTTGTCACCTTCCCGAAGAACCAGGCCGCCGGCGCTCCGGCGGCGGTGGTATTCTCCGCGACTTTCTTCATGGTTTCTAAAAGGCCCATATCACACCACCTTCAGTTTCAGCGTCATTGTTTCCTTCAATAGGTCGTGCGTGGCTTCCTCGATCAGGAAGAAGGACTTCACGCCCACGGCGCCGATCCCGATATACAGGACACGGCCGGCGCGGACAGACAGGTCAGAAAGCGCGTCCAGGCTGAAGGATCGTGACGGCCTGTTGTAAAGTTCCAGCATTTTCGCGCCCCGTGCCTTGATCTGGGCTTCGTTCATGCTTTCGTCGACCGTTTCATAGTCCTGAAGGATTCCCCACAGGGTCATGTTCTTCGAATCCTGGTAGATATAGACGTCGCGCTTGCCGGTTGTCTTGTTGTCCTTGACCAGTTTGATCTTGTTGTAGGTGTCGGAATCTATGTTCTGTTCGTAGGTGAAGCCGGTCGCAAGGCTCCCGTCGCCCACGAACAGGTCCAGCTTCGCCGTTTCGACGTCCGTGATCGCCAGGGAACCGAAGTCGTCCCATAGAACGAACATTTTTCCCGTGTTGAACAAGGTCAGGTCGATCGCCTTCAGGGCGATGTCGAAAAGGGTCTGGCCGTCTTCAATCATGGAGGGGATCGCGTAGCCGGTGTTCGCCAGGGTGCCGGTCTTCAGCTTGAAGTCTTCGGCGATCTGCTTCACGATCTGGTCGGCGCGCTTGCCGGTGAAGACATAGGTTTCCTTGTTTTTCTTCAGATACCAGGTCTGATCGTAGGCTGTGACCTGAACCTGGTCCTTTTCGTTCTGGCTGATCTTCACGACGTAGCCATAGAAAAGGCCCGTGGAACCGTTCTTCAGGACCAGGATTCCGCCAGGGTTCCACGCCACGGCGTCGTCGACGATCGCGGTCACGGTCAGGGAAGCGGGGGAACCGGACCTTTTCGTCGTCCACTTTGCCGCCGTGATCAGCGTCGTCACGTCATGCGCGGCGCCGGTCACGTTGTTCTGGTAAAGAATTGTGATCGCCATATCAGGGGATCGTGAACGTCTGTCCAGGGTAGATCAGGTTTGGATTCTTCCCGATCGTCCCCTTGTTGGCGTTATAAATCTTCGTGTAGTCCGCCCCGTTGCCATACAGCGCCTTCGCGATGTTCCACAGGCAGTCCCCAGACTTCACGGTGTAGGTTTTCGGCTGACTGGCCGGCTGGCCGGCCCTGGTCGGTTCCTGGGTCTTCGCCGGTTCCGACTTCTTGGCGGGAAGGCTGATCCGCTTCGCGGAATAGTCCCGCCATTCATACAGCTTGATCGAATAGTAAAAGTCGCCCAGTTCGCCGGACCTCTCTTCGTATTCGAAGGATTCCACGCCCATTTTGACGTTCATATCCAGGTCCGTTCCGGTGATCAGGAAGCGAAGGGGCGTCTTGCTGTCCCTGGCCGCCTGGATCGCCTGAATAATGGCGGTCGGGTTCCGGACCTGGCCCGTGGTATAGGGCGCGCTGGACTTTGGGAAGAAGCTGTCCCATTCGATGGTTCGAAGGCCCTTCTTCCGAAGGATCAGGATTTCGCCCAGTTCAAGGACCGTCGTCCGTTCGTTCTTACCAGGGGAAGACACCTTCAAGGAAGCGGGAAGGACGGGAATGTCGATTTCCCGTCCCCCCGCGATCAGGGTCATTCTGTATCGGCTCATTAGTTATACACTCCTTCCGCGGCGGCGATGAACTCGCCTTCCAGCTTCCGTTCGATCGCGCTGACGACGTCGTCCAGGTCTACGCGTTCGCTGATCTGGGCGTCCATCGCGACAGTCGGGGTCAGGGTGACGAAGTTCTGGACATAGCGCATTTCCGCCACGTCGCGAAGGAACTTCAGGTCTTCGTCGGCGATATTGACGTCGCTGTCAATCTTGCCGACGGAACCGACGCTGTCCAGGTCCCCGCCGTTGATCGTGCCGGTGGCGCGGGACACGTCCCAGGAAGAAGTCAGGCTGTCAAGCTTGCCGGTGATCTGGGAAAGGTTGTTCGCGATCCCCTTCGCGCCGGTGGACCAGGCGGCCGCCGTGCTGGCCGTGTCGATCTTCTCCATACGGTCATAGCGGACGGCGTTTTCTCCATAGCTGGCTTCGATCTTTGCCTGAAGGCCGCTTCGCCAGTTGCCGACGGCGTCCGACAGGCTTGATCCGAAGACCGCGTCGATCGCGTTCGCTATGGTTTCCAGGACGCCCAGAACAGAATCCGCCAGTCCCAGGAACAGACGTTCAATGGAGCCGATCGGATCGGTGAAGACATTCGCGAAGAACTCCGCGAATGTGGCGATGTAGTTCCAAATGTCCGCGATCAGGTTGTAGCCGAAGGCGTACAGGCCGCCCAGAAGACCGCCCACGAAGCCCACGACGTCTTCGATGGTGACGCCGGCGTCCATCGCGGCACGGATCAGAAGGGCCACAAGGGCGATCGCAAGGACCAACGGCGCATCAACAAGCTCCCAGGCCGCGGCCTGTGCATGGATAGGCGCCACGGTCGCCCATAGGCGGGTGATCATAACAGGAAGAAGAACGATCGCGATAGCCGTCAGGATCGCGGACACGGTGGGCCAGTTGTCGACGACCACCTGGGCGATCCAGGACACGCCGTTCGCGACATAGCCCAGAAGCCCCATGACCACGTTCAGGGCGACACAGACGCCGTCCAGGGCGCCGGTGTTCTGAATGGTGTCCAGAAGGTTCGTCACCGCCGTCAAAAGGCGCATGACGCCGCCGACCAGCTTCTGTCCGGCCGCTTCGTACAGTTGCCCGATCTTGTTCTTGAACTGCTCGATCTTGCCGGTGGGGGTGTTGGCGTAGGATTCGGCCAGTCCAGCCCAGGACTGATTGATCACGTCGTTGATCACAGCGACCTTTTCCATGTCGGTTCCGGTTTCTATGATCTTCTGCTGTGCTTCAGTCAGTTCGAAGCCCTTCTTCTTCAGGCCGTCATAGGTGCCATCTAAGGCCTTGCCAAGCTGGGTCGCGTATTCGACCATCTGGCTTTGATCCACAGACGGGCCGCCCATGCCGGCGGCGTAGTTGGCAAGGGTCCCCATAGCCGCGGAAAGGGCTTCGGGGTCCTTCAGATAGGTTCCCAGTTCGGCCGCGCCGGCGACGAAGGTGTCGCCGCCGAAGGTAGTCTTCGATTCAAGGGCGGACGCCCTGTCGCGGATCGCGTCGAAGGCTTTCTGGTCCATGCCGGCGTTCTTCATAACGACGCCCAGTTGGACTTCTGCGTTGTACTGGTTCGAAAACTCTTCCAGGGCCTTTTGAATCTGGCCTTTGACGGCGGCGACCGAAAAGACCGCCAGGGCCTTCTTGATCAGGCCTTCCGTTCGTGACCAGGCGTCGGAAACTTCTTCCGCCCCCTTGCCGGCGTCCCTCTGCCTGTTGATAAAGGCGTCCAAGCGCTTTCGGGCGCGGTCGATCAAAGACGCGCTGTTTTCCAGGGTCCGGCCAGGGTTCACGGCCTGGGTGGCCTTGTCCGCAGACCTGGCGGCGCGCTCCATTTTTTGAAAGGCGGACGTGATCCGCTTCAGCTTCGCGGACATACCGTCGCGGATCGTCATAGGTGTCGAAACACCAGGCACGGTTCATCACCGTCCTTTCTTCCCCCGCCGCGCCGCGGCCCGTTTCTGCTCCTTCTTCTCTTTCTCGACCTGAAGGTCGATGGAAGCATAAATGAAGGCCCGTTCCCGAAGGGGAAGGGCCATCAGCGCGCCAGGGAGGATTTTCAGCCGGTGAAGGGCGTAGTGCGCATAGACGGCTTCGCCGTCCGCGTCTTCCTCACGCTCTCCACCGGTGATCAGTTTTTTGCTTCTTCGCGAAGGTCGTTCACGTCGTCGGTGAAGCCGTTGACGTCCTGGATCGCGACCAGAAGGTCGACGAACTGTCCAGGCTTCAGAAGGACGTCAATCAGGGCTTCGGCGCCCATAACGCCATACTTCGCCTGAAGGTCGGCGTCCTTGAAGTTCGGGTCCACGCAACAGGCGATCACCAGGCGGTTATTGTAAAGGTCCATATCGGTTTCCGTGGTCTTCTGGTGGGTCTTCTTGTCGAAGTTCACCTTCTGACAGGTCTTCCGAAGGGCCTTGTTTTCGCCCTCTGTGATCGACTTGACGGTGAAGGGGACGGGGAAGCCGCTGATCGCGACTTCCGCCGTCACCTGTGCGCGCTCTTCGCTCTGCATAAGAAATTCCTGAAGTTTACCCATTTGTAAGTCCTCCTTCTGAATGGTGGTGGTTAAATCTTATTGAAGGCCTTCAGAATGTCGAAGTCCTCAAAGGTGAAGTCCGCGTCTTCGTCCAGGGCGTCGTCACTGTCGCCGTCCAGCTTCGCCAGGATCACGGAATCCAGGTTACAGCCGATCAGAAGGGTCGTCTGTTTGCCGGCGGCGGATTCTTCGTCGTCGTTCTCGACGACCATGTCGAAGTAGACGTCCACGCCGGTTTCCTTCCACTGGCGGATCAGTTCGCGGAACAGGGGCGTCATGTAGTAAAGGGTCATGGAGCCGGTCCCGTTGGCGCCGGTGGTCTTATGGCCCGTCATGCGCTTCCCAATCGCCTTCACTTCGGACTTGCTCTTCTCGACGGTGGCTTCGATGGTCTTCGCGAAGAACAGTTCTTCGTTGTTGCCGTTGATCTTCGCGTAGGCACGGCCGGCCTTGCCGGAAATGGTATCAGGTGCGTTCAAAGTCTTCATTCTGGGTCACTCCTTTCGTCAGTTCACGACGACGGTCATATAAAGTTTTTCCATGCTGTCGTTCGGCTGAAGGGCGCAGTCGACAGCGACGTCGCGCTTCCCGTCGCCCTGCTGAACGGTGATGTCGTCGGACTTGAAGTTGCTGATCGCGTCGATCGACTGATACTGAAGGGCCAGGGACACCAGGTCAGCCTTGAAAAGCTGGCGGCCGGTGTCGCTGTTCGTCACCAGGCCGATATAGGATTCGCCGAAGATACGGGCGACGTCGTTCGCCCAACCGTCCATGACGCGGACGACGCGGTTCGACGTCCAGTCGGAAGACATATTCTGCCCGATGGTGGTCAGGCTGTTGATGTCCGTCAGGACACGGGCCTTTCCGTAGTCGGCATAGAATACGAACTCGCCGGCCTTGATCGCGGCTTCGAACTGGGACTTCGTATATTTGACGTCCACGTCCACGGCGTCGTCGTAGGCGGTGTTCGTCAGGGATTCGTTCACTTCCGCGCCGGCGGAAGCACCAGTTACCCAGGCGACGGCCTGGTCGCCGGTGACGGTGGTCCCGTTGGTCAGGACGACGCCGTTCTTCACGTTGATCAGGCCCATGTGGTCGCCGACGTAGCCATAAAGGACGCCGACGATCTTCTTCCCTTCGTCGTCACGAAGGCGCTTGACGAAGGCCGCATACAGGGACTTGATGTCCTCCACGGTGCCAGGGTAGCCGATCACGTTGAAGGTTTCCACTTCGAAGGCCGTCAGGGCGGCGGTGTGCTTCGAAGCGTTGACCGTGGCGTTCGTGCCGCCGGTCAGCGCGGTCGCGGTTGCGGCCGTCAGGGTGGCGACGGTGCCGAAGGTGACGAAGTCATTCGCAACCAGGGAAGCGGCACCGCCGGACTTCGCGACGGTCTGGCTGTCCATGACCATATCGTCAAGATAGGTCACGACGTCCATTTTCGTCGCGTCGTCGACGTTTGTGACCACGGCGACCTTGATCGCGTTTCCGCGGGTGCCGCCATACTTCGCGGTAACGGTCATTCCGCCGACCGTGCCGCTGGCCTTCGTGCCGCCGCCGTTCACGCGGTAGATCAGAAGGGTCTTCGCGCGCTTCATGGCTTCGCGAACCAGAAGGATATTCGCGTCGGTGGGATCGTAGCCGAAGACCTTCAGGCTGGTCGCGTTGAAGTCTGCGGCGTCCAGCTTGAAGACCTGGCCTTCAGGTCCCCAGTTCAGTTCCAGGGGAAGGGCCGCGACGCCGCGTTCCCCCATTTTGGCGTTCGTTCCCATGCTCACGAAGTTGATGTAAGCGCCAGGAAGAACCTTGTTCTGTACGGTGAAAGAACCTCCACCAATAGGCATAGTTACACGCTCCTTTCAAGGAAGTCGGTCACAAGTCGGACCGCTTCTTCTCGTGTGTAGGTCTGGCCGTCCTTCAGGATCGCCGCGACGGCGTCCTGGGGGACGCCCAGGGTTTTAGACTTGACCAGTTGTTCCTTTGTGAAGACCGGCGCTTCCTGGTCGACGGCGACGGTCTTTTTCTTCTGGGCCATTTGTCAGACCTCCGATTTGATCGTGTTGTTCTGATCCAGATAATACATGGACGGGATCACGTCGGGCGTGATCACGAAGTTCAGTCGGGCGTCGAAGCGGAAGGAAAAGAACCGTTCGTCGCTGTCCTGGTTTGCCGCGATGTTCGTCAGCCGAAGCGACCGGAAAACGTCCGTCCCGTCCTCGGTCTTCTCGAAGACGGAAAGGGTTTCGAAGTCGTCCAGCATAGCTTCCAACCAGGTATTGAAGGACAGGTTGTCCCTGTCCGCCTGAAGATAGCAGACCTCGAACCGCGTCGTCCTGACGCGGCGGCGGTCCAGCTTCTGTTCCTGGGTGGTTTCGATCATGCGGACATAGAAGTTCCCGTCAGCTTCGGCCGGAATCCGGTTGACGAAGACATGACGGACGGGCCACCTGGCGATCAGCTTCTTTGCAATCGCTTCCAGGAAGTCGTTCAAGGTCACGACAGATCACCGTCCTTTACTTTGATTTCCTGGTGGGTGGCGTACACCGACGGGCGGCCAATCACTTCGAACGTCACTTTCTGGGTGCTGGAAGGGTCGTCGCGGCCGAACCGCTTCACGATGATCGTGTCGCCAGGAAGGACCTTCAGGTCCGGACTGGCAAAGACGACGGCGTCGTGGTCGATGTTCTGTTGTGCGTTTGTCTGCATACTGCTGTTTGTGCCTGAATACGACAGCGCGCAAATGATACCAGAATACACCATGTCGGGGACGCTTGCGGACAGGCCGTTCGCGCCCCTTTTTGGTGTTGTCCGGTAGACGGTGGCGGTGTCTTCATAGGTCGATTCGATCGCGGCGCGCTCCGCCGCGGGGCTTCCGAAGGCCATTCCGTCACCACCTTAACTTCCGATATTCGTTCAGGACTGTCTTCCAACCGAAGAAGTCGCCGTTGTCGTTTCCCAGGTTGAAGGTGCCGGCCGATCCGGAAGAACCGGAACCGACCGCGAAGGACGTCTGGACGTCGCCGCGCTTCACAGAAGACACGGCACCAGGCGCCGCCGCGGTGGTTCCCAGTCCGGCGGCCTTGTAGTAGCTGACGCACATGACAGCCAGGACGTTTTCCAGTTCCAGGGGAAGTTCGTCCCAGTTGATATAGCGAAGGACCAGGGTCTGAACGGTCTGGATCACATATTCCAGAACGTCGTCCTGGTCCTCCGTGGTGATCCCCAGAAGGGCTTTGACCTTCTGAAGGACCGGTTGTCCGGACATAAGCGTCCGAAGGACTTCGGCCCGTTCAAGGTCTGTCAGGCCTTCCAGGGAAGCAAGGATTTCTTTCAGCATGATAGACCACCTTTCGGCGGTCCCGTCAGTTCTGATTCTGGGCTTCGATCAGTTCGATGATCTCCGCCTTCTTCGCTCCGTCAGGGACCGCGATTCCGGCTTCCTGGGCCATTTCCAGAAGTTCGTCCTTCGTGAACTTCGACAGGGGCTTGTCGCCGCCGGTGGCGGCGTCAGGCTCCGGTTCGTCGAAGGGGACCAGGTCAGGGGACTTCTGGAACTGTTCCAGAACGAAGTCGCTGTGGGGTTCCAGGATCGCGCCGGTTCTAATGTGCTTGAACTTCACGTTCTGTTCCTCCTTTCAAACAGGCGTCACGCCGATCAGGCGGTGACACTGGTAGAGTAGGTGAAGATCAGGTCGGGGGTCAGGGCCTTCGTGCCGTAGTCGAAGAACATGGACACGCCGTAGTCGTTGGACAGGGGGATCTTCTCCGGCTCCTTATAGGGGTAAATGACCGCCGGCTGGGCGATCGCGCCTTCGATCATGGCGACGCCGTGACAGGTGGTGGTCTTCGTCTTGCTGGTTTCCACGGTTTCGGTCTTCACGGGAAGGTTGATGGAGGAATAGACGCGGACGCCGTGGAACATGGCGAAGTCCTCCGCCGCGGTGTCGACGTTGGCGTTGTTGGTGCCCTTGTCCAGGTAGTTTCTGGCCTTGCCGTAGGTGACAGGGTCCAGAACCAGGCGGATCAGGTTGCGGGGAACGCCGCGGACGTAGTCGTTCTTCACGGTTTCCACGCTCTGGATCAGGCCTTCCAGAATGTCTTCGATCGTGGCGCTGGCGTCGGGGGTGTAGGCGGTGCCGGCGTCGAAGGCGGTCTGGAAGAAGGCGGCGTCAAACTCTGCGGCCACGGTGTCGACGTGGTTGTCGGCGCGGCGCGCCATGATGTTCGTCACGCCGAAGGTGTCCAGGTCGAACTTCGCGGCTTCCTCGACGATCTCGCGGTGGGTGTCCAGGTTGACGGGGGTCGGGGGAACGGTGATCGCGGTTCCCTTGTTCGCGGTGCGCGCGGTGCCGTAGGGCTGGGACGCGCTGTTCTTGAAGCGCTTAAACTCGACGGAA